GTATATTTTCATGATGTTGATAAGGTTGAACTACATTAAAATACATACCATCACGTTCAGCAAATCGGTCATTTCCATTTAATACTAATTTAGCTTTAGTAACTGGATTTGAAGGATAATAAACTTCATTATCATTTCCAGTAACTCCATCATAACTTAATTTAGTTTTATAAGTTTCTACATCTCCATCTATAGCAGCAATAGCACCAGTTCTAGTAGTATAATTAAACCAATTGTCATTATTTGTGGCAGAATTTGTTAAAAACCATACTAATTCTTTACAAGGATGATTAAAATTTAATTTAGCTTTTAAGCTATCAGATGATGTTACTGCTTCTTTTCCAGTGAATTGTAATTGTTCAATTAAATATTCATGAGATAATTGAGCAAATTTGCGTCGCTCATCAGTATCTAAAAAGATATAGTCGACCCATAATGAAGCTGTAAAAGTTGGTGATTGACTTGAAGTAGAATTAGTTGATATTTTGCAATCAGCTTCAGTTGCAAAATTAATATTTATTTTTACTTCGTGATATTGAAGAGCAATTAAAGGAAGAGCTAAACCAATATTTCGACAGAACCAGAATTCAAGAGGAACATATAAAGTATCTCTAATTGTTTTAAGAGAACTTACAGCAGTACCACTAGCTACACAAGTTCCTCCATAAGCACCAACCATATCATTAAAACCATCACGTTTAGCAACAGGTAAAGTTAATTCATTCCATACATATAACCAATGAGAATAATGTTTATCTATTTTTTGTCCTCCAATTTCAATTTCTACATAATCAATAACACGAAGACCAAAATATTTACAATAAACATCATCAGTTCTATTAGTTAATTTTAATTGTAAATAAACACGATGAATTAAATCGCCATTTCGTGAAATTTGACAAGTTACACGAGAATTAAAATTTGGATTACCATTAAATGTTTGTTCTATTGCTTCAAGAGCAAAATTAGTATGACGACGGTAAGCACCTTTGAAGAAAGTAATTTGGGGATTACCAGTTAAATAAACATCTTGAGCTCCATAAGCGACAAGTTGAAGAAGACCACCACCCATTTATGCTATATTCTTTATACTATAATATGAGAAAAAAAAAGAAATACTTAAAATCTAATTAGAATATGCTAAACCTCCCATTCCAGAAAGAATGCGAAGAACATTATAATTAGTAGCATATACATTAATTATTCCATTAACAGTTGCTCGGCTAGTTACTGCAAGAACAGCAGTATCAATACGAGACATATTTAAAGTTCCAGATGGTTGATGTTCTTCAGGTTTTAATGCAAATGAATAAACATTAATTCCTTGATTTGCTGGAATATTTGTATGATGTTGGAATGGTTGAACATAATTGAAATATGAACCATCACGTTCCGCAAATCGATCATTTCCATTTAATTGTAATAAACATTTAGTAAAAGGATTAACAGCATTGGCGTGAAAGCCAGGTTCTACGTTATAAACTAATTTCTTTACATATAAATCCATATCACCTGCAGTATTTGGAGGAGAAATAGCTAAAATATTGCTAGTAATTTCAGCAAGAGATGTGATAGATGCATCTAATTCACCCGGAAGTTCAGTTGCAGATAAGAAAGCACCACTACTTTTAACTGTGTAATTATACCAATGATGACGTGTAGTATTAGTAGTATCGGAAAATTTGGCAACCCATACTAATTCTTTACAAGGATGATTGAAATTTAATTTAATACGTGCAGAAGCACCAGAATTAATAGTTTCAGAACCAGTAAATTGTAATTGTTCAATTAAATATTCGTGAGATAATTGAGCAAATTTACGACGTTCATCAGTATCTAAGAAAATATAATCAACCCATAAATCAGCCTTTTGTATTTTTAAGGTAGTTGAAGTTGGATCATTACCATTTGTATCTATAAAAACACAATTCTTTAAGGTTTCAAATTCTATTTTAAGTTTTACTTCGTGATATTGAAGAGCAATTAAAGGAAGAGCAAGACCAATTTGACGACAAAACCAAAATTCAAGAGGAATATGTAATACGGCACCATTGGCATCAGCAGAAGTAATATCATTATCAGCACCAATCATAGCTTCCCAAGCATAACGTTTTCCAAGAGGAAGAGTTAATTCATTCCAAATATATAACCAATCAGAATAATGCTTATCTATTTGTTGTCCGCCAATTTCAATAGTTACAGATTTTAATAAACGGAGACCCACATAATTAACAAATTTATGATTGGTAGCAGCAGTTATATTTGGAAGTTGTACTTGAAGATAGGCACGATGGATTAAATCACCATTACGAGAAATTTGACAATTTACGGTATTGCCGAAATCAGCAGTTCCAGTAAAGGTCTGTTGGATTGCTTCCATAGCAAAATTAGTATGACGACGATAAGCGACTTTGAAGAAAGTAATTTGGGGATTACCAGTTAAATAAACATCTTGAGCTCCATAAGCGACAAGTTGAAGAAGACCACCACCCATTTATGCTATATTCTTTATACTATAATATGAGAAAAAAAATATATAATATATTTCAACTATATAAGCATATTTAAAAAGATTAATTTATAGAAACATTCATCAATAATGTTTAAAGATAAAACGGCAAAGAAGCGTGTTTATGTAAATAAAGAAATATCCACATTAGATGCAATGCATAATAAAATTATAAATACATATTCCAATAAAATAATAGAGGAGAAAATAAATATAGATAAAATAAAAAATTTGGAGAGTAATTATAATTATATTAATGATTTAATAATTAAATATAATAATAATAATATAATTAATGATAATTATTATAATGATTTATGGAATAATAATATAAAAATAAGGGAAGATATTATTAAAATTAAGGAAGAAATTAATAATATTAAAAATTTTGATGAAGTTGAGTATTATGAAAAAACTAGTTATATATTATTTAATTATTATGATATGATAGAAAAACAATCTAATAATTCCATTAAAAATAATAAATTTAAAAATAAATCTATTATTGAATCATTTAATTTAGATATTAAAAAGGATGATGAAAATGAAAATAAAGTTATTGAAAAAAGTTCATTAGTTGATGAATATTTAGCAATAACTAATAATAATCATATTCGTAAAATTGAATATGATAATCGAGAATTATGTAAAAATTGTAAAAATCCCTTAATTTGTCTTCAACACGATGCTATTATGATTTGTAATGATTGTGGATTTCAAGAACCATTATTAATAGAACAAAATAAACCTTTATTAAAACAAAATACAAAAGATACTTCTCATTTTAGTTATAAAAGAATTAATCATTTTAGAGAATGGTGTAATCAAGTTCAAGGAAAAGAAAGTACAGATATTCCGAATGAAGTTTTTGAAAAGATTTTAAATGAAATCAAAAAAGAAAAAATAGCAGATACACGAAAGATTACTTATAATAAAATGAGAGAAATTTTAAAAAGACTTCGAATTAATAAATATTATGAACATATTAATTATATAATTAATAGAATTAATGGAATACCTACACCACAGTTTTCTGCAGATTTAGAAGATAAATTATGTTCAATGTTTAGAGATATTCAAGCACCATTTTTAAAACATTGTCCTAAAGATAGAAAAAATTTCTTATCATATAGTTATGTTTTATATAAATTCTTTCAAATACTTGGACTTAATGAATATCTTAAATTCTTTCCTTTATTGAAAAGTAGAGAAAAATTATATGCTCAAGACCAAATATGGAAAAAAATATGTGAAGAATTGAATTATACCGTAATTCCATCTCTTTAGCCAGGGAAACCAACTAAACGGAAACCAGCTCCTAAACCAACACCTTGGCGAGCACCAGCAGATATTGATGGAGAAAGTAAATCGAAAATGGAGAAAACGCAAGCAGCGGTTAAAGCAATCATCCAAATTTCATTAAATTGAAGTTTTTGTTTGGGTAAAGCGTAAGCAGCTAAAGCAACAAAAAGAGCTTCTATAGCATATTTAAGTAATCGAATGAGAGCTTCCCATATATCAAATGTATAACTCGCGTCGCTATTCATAACTATTTATACTTATTATATAGAAAATAAAAATAGATATAAGATTTTTATTTCTATAAATAATTAGTAAATATGACGGAAGAAACATTAGTATCCACCAAAGAAATGGATTATTTAGATGAGGATAAACCTATTCGAGGTCAAAATTATTGCTTACTTTCTTTTTTAAGTCCTGAAACAACTTTAACAAATAAAGAAGTTTATTATTTTTCAAAATTCCTTAATAATTTTGGTAAAGATATGAAGACTTTATTGGATAATCTTGAAAATAAATATGAAGATTCAAAAGATTTAATTCAAACTATTAAAACTAATCATTCTTATTTATTTGAAGTTAATGAACTTGATGAACAATATAAATTCTTTAAATCAAATAATTCAGATGAAATTGAAAAAGAATTTCACAGAGAAAATAATTTTCAAACTAGTGTAAGAGGAATTAAAGTTCGTGGTGTATTTGATACTGTTGAAGAAGCTAAAAATAGATGTGAATTTCTCAAAAAAATTGATAATAAATTCGATATTTTTATTGGACAAGTTGGTTGTTGGTGTCCTTGGAGTCCAAATCCAAATGATTTACCTAATCAAGAATATTCCGAAACTCAACTAAATACTTTAATGAAACAATATAAGAAAAATATGGAAGACAGAGATGAAGTTTTCGATAAAAGACGTGTTGAAGCTATTAATAAAATGAAAAAAGGTGAAGATTTAGCAGAAGAAATTGCGGAAGAAGATGCATGGACTAAACGCAAAAAAGAAGAACAAGAAACTCCTCAAGAAACTCCTCAAGAAACTCCTCAAGAAACTCCTCAAGAAACTCCTCAAGATTAAATTATTTTTATTTATTTATATTATAAATATAAATATGAAGGCTATAGCAATTTTTCTTTTATTTTTAGGTATGATATTAATTATTAAAGGTTATTATAGTAATAAATATAAAGAACTACAAAAACCAGAAGTCATTATTAAATATGTTTCAAGAGATGAATATGAAGCACAATTAAGTGATGAATTAAGATTAGCAGAATATTATAAAGGAATGTTTGAAGGAACTCAACCGAATATATATGATGGTAAAATAAATATAAATAATAAATAAGATGAATTTGAACAAATTTGGTTTATCATTATTAGATTGTGTTAATAATAATAATAGTGAAAATAAAAAAATATTTATGAAAAATATTAATGAATATAGAGACAAAAACGAAGAATTACATAATCAATATTTAGAAGATATTTCTTATTATATCTCTAATTATGAAAATAAACGAATTGAAAATCAAAATTTATATGAAGATTATTTAAATAGAAGATTATTATTATATAAACAATGGAAAGATAATAAAACAATTGGAAATTTACAACAATTAATATCATTTCCTAGACCTGAATTAAATGAAGTTCCAGAAATTTATACCAAAAAAAGAATTATAAGTAAATTAAAATAAATTTTCATCTCCTCCTGTTTCCGCTAAATTTACAAAAAAAGATATTAAACTTGCAATACCTCCTATTATATAACCTATATATTCAAAAACATAATTTATAATTTCAACTAATGAATCAAATATTCTTCCTACAACACTTAATTGTTCAAAAAATAATGAAATAAAATATCCAATTGTTCCTATTAAATAAGTTATACTATAAAAACCCATACTAATCAAATAAGATAATACAGAAAAAAAATAACCTATTAAATTAAATATTGAAAAAATACTATTAAATATTTCAGTTGCTGAACTCATTTTTTTAATAATCTATTATTTATAGATTAGATAATTGAAAAATGGAACAAAAAACTTTTAAATTTAGTTTCATTGCGTTTTTTTCTGCGTTTGCTATAGGTATTTTCTTTGTTTATATTTCAAGTCCTAAACAAAAAATTATAATTAAATATCCTACACCTTATAATGCATCCAAAATTGTTTATAAAAATGAAAATGAGTTTTGTTATAAATATGATGTTGAAGAAGTTAAATGCACAGATAAAGCTATAACTCAACCTATAATTTAAAAAAATAATTATAATTAGAATGAATTTAAAAAGTATTGTTGATAGATTATTCTATACCAATGTTGGTCAAATTTTTATTAGTGCTCTTTTTGGTCTTTCATTAGCTCTTCTATTTAAAAGAGTTTGTAAAGATAATTGTACTATTTATATTGCACCTAAAAAAGAAGATGTTGAAGGTAAAATTTTTAAATTAGAAGATACTTGTTATATCTATAAAACCAAACAAGTTAAATGTAATGAAAAAGATAAACCCATAATGTTCTATGATGGTTATGAAAAACCCGAAAATTTAATAGAAGAACCCAGTTTCTTAAGTAAAGTATTTACTTAATTTATATCTTTTTTTATAATAATGGATAAAAAAGAAAAAGCAGCCAAAATAATACAAACTAAAATGAAACAATATTTATTACCACATATTAATCGTGTTACTGCAAATATTAATGATAGAATTAATTATTATAAAAATATAATTAAATATTTAAAATTTGATAAAAATAGAAAAAATTATTGTGTTAGATTTTATAAATTTGATAAAAATAAAAAACCTATTTTTAGAATTGGTAATAATATTATTCTTAAAGAACAAATTGGTTCTCCTAGCACTCGTGGAGCAATCTTTTTAAGTAGTTTTAGAGACATTGACAAAAAATTATTTAAATATGTTGTTAAAATAAGTCCAACTAGTTTTAAAACACCTATTGAAATTAAAATTATTAAAATTTTAAGTAATGCTGTTATTAAAAAATTATGTCCTCATTTTCCTATTTCATATGGATATGCCTCTTGTAAAAAAGATGATTTAGAAAAAAGTTCTTTTATAAAATCTAAAGAAAGTAATTATTCCAATCAAATAATACCTCAATTTTTTTTAAATAACAAAAATTATTATATTTATTTAAATGAACTTGCTTCAGGTGATTTAAAAAATTTTGATTTAACAAATATTTCTTTAAATCAAAATAAACGATTTTTAGATAATAAAATTGCTCAACTTTATTTATGTTTAATATTTTTTTATAAAGAAACCGGATGTTATCACGGTGATGCACAAAATCGTAATTTTTTATATCATAAAATTAAAGCAGGTGGTTATTATCATTATAATATATTTAATCAAAACTATTATTTACCAAATTTAGGTTATTTATGGGTTATATGGGATTATGAACACGCAAGGTCTTTAACAGATACTTATAATAATTTTAAATATCTTTTAAAAATGGGGTCTGATTTTACTAATATAAATAGATTTATTATGAATGATTATAATATTGATGATGTAAGCAAAATTAAAAATGATTTATTTACACCTTCTTCTACTTCTTTATATGATAAAGTTTATGATAAAAAATCATTTCATAAATTTATTCAATCTATTTTAGATTGTTTATGTGAATTAGGTTATATATTTAAAAAAATTAATAAATCTAATGTAATTATTAATTCAAAACCTTTTATTATTAAAGAGATTTCACCTATGTAATTTTTATTTTTGCGTCCTATTATTTAGATAATAATATATTTAAATAATAATATAAAAATGAATATGACAACCAGTATTGATAATATTCCAATGAAAACCAATAGAAATGAAGTAATTTCAGATGATAGTGATGACCCTATGGTTAAAGATATTTTAAATGAATTTGAACAAGAATTAACCAATCAAGAACCTATTCAAAATGAAAAACCTAAATATATCATTAATAATTCACCACCACCTCCCATAAAACCTGCACCCATTCAAAATAAATCCTCTAATTCCAGTTATTATAATGAAGAATTTATTAGAAAAACAGCAATTATTATAATAGTAATTGCTTTAATTTTCTCTCCAATTATTTTTTCATCACTTATTGAAAAATTACCTACAAATATTTCAAGTATTATTGATGATTATAACTTTTATATAAAATTAATTTTGGCTTTTATTGCCATTTATCTTTTTTTCTATTATAATCTACTATAATAACTATCTATTGAACTATTATCAAATGCTTGTATTGTATTATTATTATTAGCCATTAATCCTTGTATTTCTGTGTAATTATTATAATTATTTGGGTCATATATATTATTTTGTGCTTTTTCCAATAATTCATTTGATATATATGGCATTTCTATACATCCATTTATATCTCTCATATAATGTTCTTGAACTATTTGTGTTTTATTATTACTTATTGGTTTAACATCATTATCTGTTGTAGTATCTGATATTAATGGTTCTTTTAGATTTATATATGAAGGATTTGTTGAATTATTTATTTTTTTTTGATAAAATTTAAAATATATCACTAAATAAGTTAATCCTAATAAAAATCCTAATATTTCATCCACTAATAATAAAATACTTATTATAATTATTCCTATTATTAATTGATTAACTTGTGTATGTAAAATCAAAGGAACATTTATATCAACTATTATTGAAAATATTAGGAAAATTAATGAAATTATTCTTAATACTACTATAATCATTTCTATTTAATAAATATATATAAAATTAAGTTTAACTATATTTATTGATGATACTTGAAACTACTTATTTATCTAACAGAGGATATGCTATTCTTAAAACAGATAAAAATAAAAATTTAATCAAAGATTTAAAAAAAGAATTAACTGTTTCTCCTAAAATAATTC